TATATAGAGAGCTATTCTCAGACTATACATTCGATATGTCTCGTATACAAAGAAACTTTAATGTATATAATGAACTTGAGTACCACAAGTGTGGATTATGTGAATCCCTTCCATTCAAAGAATAGTATATTTTTATTTCGGAGGGACTTATATGACCAAATTAGATAGACAACTTAGACGTGCAGTAGTTAAAGGTAAGATCCTTAGCACGGCTAAAACTATCATTGTAAATCCTAAGTTTTTAAGAATAGTTCCTAAGATAATTTCTGTTATCTTTAGACTACTTAAGAAAAGATTTTTGTAATAAAGAGACGTTATAATCCATGGGTGACCAACCCATGGATTTTTAACACTCTTATAATTTGAACAAATTCTTTCATTGGAGGTAATATAATGGCAAAACTACATGATACCAGTGTAACTGGTAATATTAATGCCTCGGGTACTATATATGCTAATGGTAAGGCAGTTGCACCATTAGACCATACTCATTCAGTACAAGCTATAACTGGTTTAGACAAATCAGTAAAAGATATAGTAAACGCTACACCTGTAGCTAATGCAACAAATGCAACACAATTAGCAGGTAAGACAGCAGACCAATATGCACTAAAGAGTGATTTAACCGCTTTAGGTGAACGCTTAAATCAAATTCAGTATTCTATAACTAAAGTATTTAAGTGTCCTAACTACGTATCTTTTAGTTACGATAATAACTTTGTTAAAATTACATTGAGTGATAGAATGGCTAATATCACAAATAAAGCAATTATTGTCGAAGATGATACTATGAAGTTTGTAATCAATTTATTTAGTCAATCCAATTTTAGTCTCTATAATAAGATAATTATTAAAGATAAGGTTGATGTTGATAAATACTACGACTACAGTGTTACTATGCCTACCATATACAGAGTTTCTGATACTACTTTTATTGTGGGTGGTATTTGTACAACTAACGGTAATTTATTAGCATCCATCACTCTACAAAGTAATGAACCAATCACTGCTGATGATTTTACTATTAGTGCTAGAGATCAAGCATATAATCTAAATAATGCAAGTGCCAAAAAGGTTGTATCTAGTAGAGATCTTATTCCTCACTTTGCCGAAAAGTATATAGATACACAAAAATTTGGTTATCTATATACTATTAAAAAACCAGGTACTTATGATAGACGTTTAGACCTTCATTTAGACTCTACAACTTCTACTGTATATATTTATACTTTAAATCCTATGAGTAATATGGCTTTAGGGGTTAATGGCAATGGCATAGTTTCATATAATGCTGCAAATGTTAGAAATGAACCTAGCGTTGCAATTAGCGGACTAACTGTATATATTGACTTATCCACAATATCAGATGATTTTGTTATTTTGGGTGATTGTACTGCTACTTATAGCACATCAGGTTTGCTCAGCTCTACTCCACCAAAAGATCTACCACAATCTATGGGTAGTGGTATTGATGAAAACCGTGCGTTATCTTTCAATAAAGTCTTAGATTTATTGGGTCGTAGTGTAACCATTAATGGTGCGATTTACGATACTAAATATGATATAAATATAAACAGGTTATTGACATTCCCTGCAACGTATATTAATGACCAATCAGTCACTATAGGCAGCATGTATAATACTATTACAGCTAGAGCTAATGGTGGTAACGCTGATACAGTTGGCGGACTATCACCTAACTCGTTTATAACTACTGATAATTTAGCACGTAAATACTACTCTAAAGTTGCAGTATACGACAATGATAACCATTTAATTCATCCAGATGGTACAGAAGAATGGATCGAATATCAAAGACCAGTAGCGTCTGAAGATAATCTTGATCACTTATAATAGGAGACTATTATGGCTAAATTAACTGATATAAAATATGTAGTACAAGGTGGTAATGGTAGCAAAAGAGAAGAGATCTCTCTATATACCACAAAAGAAGAAGCTGGGGATATCTGTAAAGGGTTTAAGTTACCAGATGGCACCAAAGCTTATGCCGCTATTGGTGATACTAAATCTAGACTAGCTACAATGAAGAGATTTAAAATCCAAGGTAAAGTATATGCTGCTTTAACTGAAGCTGAAAAGAAGAAAACTAAAGTTAAGAAAGTATATATCTTTAAAGCTGGTAGCCATAGATTTAAAGTACCATTCTGGGCTAAGAAGATACACTATACACTTTGTGGTGGTGGTAATGGTATCATATCAACCAATGCCCCTATATTAGATACTATTGAAAAAGATGGTATTACTGATAATAAAAGCATTATGATGGCTCGTAAGGTTAATGAGCCTATGTATACTACAATACCTTATATGGGTAGAAATATAATGGGTACACCATCATCTATGTATGTAGAGAAGGAGTTCGAAGGTGATCCTGATTCTGGTTATGAAACGTATATTGGTACGGATACGACAAGAAGCATAAATACTGCAAGTAGAGAGTATAATAATTGGCGTGGTGATGAAAGTAGCTGGATTATGCAGACAACTGATAATAAATCTAAAGGATTTTCTGTATATCAAGCCGATGCATCTGTCTATAATAATATGGGGCAACATATTGAGACTACACCAGTTGTAACTAGAAAGAAAGTTGTTATAGCTCCGACTATGATAAATCCTGATATTGTAGATGAAACCAATTATGATAACTTAGCTGACAGTATACTTGCAGGATTACCTTTGCCACCACCAATGGGTCCAGTGGAAAACGAGGGTGAATATGTAAGACTAACTGCTATAAAAGATGATGCATCGTTTACTGTATACAATAAAGGGTTTAAAGCACTATATAATGTATACCCTAAGTCTGATATGGTAAAGATTACTGATATATCAAAGTTTATCAATGATACAATGGCTAAATATAAAGTCAATCTTGTAGATAAAGATATATACCATGATGAAGATAACTCTCTTATGGTAAATTCATTCATCAATCAAGCATATATCTATAATACATATACACCATTTGATAAATTGTATTCTGCTGGTATAGCTATGTATAATGATGGGTCTACACCACCGTCTAGAACTGATTCTTTGATGCAGTCTACATATGATACAGCATTCAATCAATTCAAAGCTAAGTCTACAGAATATAAACAAAGATACGATAATGTAACTTACTATATGCGTAAACAGTTATTAAATGGAACTATGTTTGATTATGATTATATGATGCAGCTTAAAGATGCTGGTACATTAGACAATATGATCAATTCTTCTATGTTATCTAATATGGATTTAGTTGATGGTGCATATGACTTTGCTACAGGACATCATACATCTCCTAAATTATCAGAAACACGTCTAGGTGCTAAAGAAGTCATATTTGATATTCAATGTTTAGACGGTGTGGTTAGACCACTATCAATTAAATATGGCGGTTCTCTTGTATTAGGGTGGGATAAATATTTTGATGATGCATATTGTTATGATATCGAAGATATAGACATCTATCGAGCAGAAGAGTTTACTAAGCTATTTAATCCATTAAGCGGTAATATAGTGCCAAACCCCCTAGAGGGACAAGAAATAACTGGTACATGGGATGTATCTCCTGATGAGAATATAATTATTGAAGTCGGTACTCATGGTAAGTTATATACTGAGGATATGGGATTTAAACTAAATAAGTATTTCCATGACCGTGATGCTGATGGTATTTGTATCTTAGAAGTCGAAGGAGATTTCGAAGATATAGAAGATATTGATAGTTATACAAAAGAAAATCGAACTAAGTTTACACCAGATCAGTATAACCAAATGATTACGTTAGATCCGTTAGTTCGTGACTATTATGGTAGATCGATGTTTATATCACCGAATTTTTCTGGTGATATAGATATGTCATCCCAAGATGTATTTAATACAAATAAATTCTCAAAAGCTGGTTATATCAATACTTTTAAATCTACTGATGATATGGCTAATGGTACAGATATCAATTTATACCTATCTAGTAGATCACATCTAATACAAAATATGCCATCTGATCCAAAATACACACTAAATATTTTCGGGTACGATATTGGGCCATTAGGTGCAACACCAATGTTTCATCAAAATCTTGGTGCATATTTTAATTTAAAAATGAACATTGCAGAAGATCTAATATCTAATCTTACCGAGTATAATGGTAGATCTTCTGATATATATCAAAGTGTAGTACCAGTAAGGTCTTACTATGCTGATAAAGAACGTACATTTATATTTAAGAACGCCAATACAATAAACTACGCATTCAGGTATGGTGTACAAGATGGTGGATACACTCCTAGAGTTAAATTAGACTACTCTAAATCTTTAGATGTAAATGGTGCACTAATTTTTACATCAACTAAAGGGATAGATTATCGATGGTATGTGTCATTGGGTATGTATATAAACCCATCTACTGCTAAGAATATTAACGTAAACGAACGTTTATTCATTTCTTATCCAAATGAATCCACCATTAAAAATAAAAAGATTAAAATATTCAAACCATGGGTTACATACGACCAATCTAAAGCTTATATAAAATACGTAGTGCCTAAAGACTATACAACAAAATCTATAATCGGTATAATACCAACACTAGACCAATCTATAAACAATATATATATTGATATAAGTAATATTAAAGATGAACCATTCACAATATCACCTACAGTAAATACCAATTCTGGTAAAATTCCTAATGTACAAATTATAGATAATTCTGGTATAACTGAACGTAAATTTAATGGGTTATTTACATATGCTGCAAAAAACTATTTAAGTAATATTACCTTAGCCCCTTCAACTATGGCTCAATTTGCTATGGGAGCATCTGCTGATTTGAGTGGTATTACATTAAAAACATCCAGTATTAAAGATTTCTCGTCAGCATTTAACAAATTTAATGGTAAGTATCCAAAAAATATAGATCTATCTAGCTGTACAAATTTCAACTCGTTATTTTATAATATTAATTTGGATACTATAAATATAGATAACTTTGTTGATAGTAGCTTTGTTGCAACAAAAGCAGTTAAGGAGACACTACAGTTTGGCTCTATGTTTACATCATTTACTGAACGTGATATTTCATTCGATGTCTGGGGATTCTTAGTAAAGAAAGTAAAACTACTAGAGTTGCTTAAATCATATTTAAGTGTAAATATGTATGGTATATTAACTTACGTAAGAGGCATCCCGTTCTTTAGTATGTATGAAATATACATGGCAATATCTAATGAAAGATTCTTCAATTTATCATTAAGACGTGACTATAATTCTAATATTAATGGTATAGCTTCGCAAGCTACTTTTAAAGAGCTAGAGGTGCCAATACTTAATAATCTAGATGACCAGTTTAATAATAAATTTTCATTAAATGTTATTGGTACGAATGGTATTGGGAAATTAGTATTCAGGCAACCACCTGATCAAAATATAGTGTCTTTAGATACACTCAAAGTATCAATAACATCTGATACTTATTGTAAGTACTTTATCAATAACATTAGATCTGATAATACATATAAATTGCCTACAGCTATTGTAGTTAGACTTCTTAGAGACAAAACTTCAATACCAGAAACAACTGAATCTATTGAAGCTATTAAGACTTTCTTAAACGCTACATACACTACACCAAAAGCAAATATCTCTGTTATTTTTGAATAAGATATACCCAGTATAGTCAGTGACTATACTGGGATTTCTTTTGCTCAAGGATATTTATAGTTATATACTATAATGATGATAGTGATAATTGTATCACTCTTATATTATTTATTTTCCACCAAAGGAGGAATCTATATGCAAGAATATAAGATTATAACTGACACATACTTATTTAACCATGAAGATGGTTTATTAGAACAAGATCCTATAAGGGATCGTTATGACTTATCTAATCTTGATGATGCAGATTATGAGATTCAAGTCAAGAAAGATGAATTGATTGATGATTATGGTGATGAAGTGTACCCTAATCCAGATTCAGAACTCAACGATAAGATTAATGAATTTCTAGGGTATATTGAGTCTTTAGATAAACCACATAGTACGACATATATCGGTACAGATCGTGTGGTTCATATATTTATATCTTTCTAAGGAGGATAACCTATGAGTTATTATATTTTACAGCAAATGGTATGGTTTGTAAAACCTAACGAAAANNNNACGTTCATCTCTATCTGACAAAGAAATTGATAATATTGTAAATAGTATAGATGATGAAGCATTAAAGAGTAAAGTAGAATATGCTTTAGATTCAATTAAAAAGAATAACCCTAACGCTTATATAATTATAATGAAAGTTATAGAGGGCCAATGTGTAATCATATATAACTATACGATTAAAACTAAAGTGGTTAAGACCATAGAAGAAATAGAAAGAGAATACGTTAAATAAGGAGGATAATACAATGTCTGATAAATATATAGTTGTAAAAAATACATTCGAATACGATTACAAAGAACAAGTAATCACTACTGATGATTATGAAACAGAGATCGATAATAAGATCTATAATTTTGATACAGGTAAGAAAGTCATCCAAGAAGAGTACAATGCTTTATATGAGCAAACAGAACTCAAAGATGAACCTGAAACCGAAGAAGACGAAATCCGTACTAAAGAAATGGATGAGTTGGAGGACATCTTGAATGATGGTGATGACTTACCTGGAAACTTTGTATTCCGTGGTAAAGACAAAATTTATCAATGGTATCTCTTTGAACTAGAAGAAGATACAGAAGAAGACCAAACTGAGTCTGAAGATAAAGAATAAATATATACATTCTTAATATCAATATCACATGGTATTAAGAATGGTGTAGTATACTGGGGCTTTCCCAGTATACTGCATTTATTTTTTTCTTAGTATTAATGATTTGAGTTATATACTATAACTGTAGATAGATACGTAGTCTATCAAAGTATATATTATTTTATAAGGAGGTTTTATTATGGAATATGCTATCGCTAAAGAAGTATATGAGTATAACCCAGAAGTAAAAGAATTCGAATTAGTCCCTGGTAGCGTTGATAATGTAGTTGCTGATGGATTAACTATGAAAGAAGCAGTAGACTTTATTGAGTCTAATGCTAAACCTGAGTATTTGACTACAGTAGATATACCTTGTAATGATAGCCATGAAAGATTCTTAGGGTTTGATTTACAAAGTAAATTAGATAGAAACGGTAATGGTAGAGCTGTAGCCGAAGGACATCGTGTAGTCCATTGGCGTATCATTCCTAGTCTTACGATGGATATGGACAAAGACCAGTAGGAGGATACTTATGAATACGAAATATTTGATTATAACTAAAGAGCTACGTTATAATCGTATTAAAATAGGTGTAATTGAGAAGCTCTGTAGTGTTGTTGGGTATGAACCATATGTTTATCCTAGCAGAGAATATGCTATCGAAGAGCTAAATACCTTAGACGCAGGTGAGCTTACTGATAATGAGTTACCAGTAAAGGTTAGTCAAATACGTAAGCATTTAAAAGATGTAGATAAAGATATGCTAGATGTCTTTAATGATGCTATACGTATTCCTAAAGACCCAGAAAATAAAGAATTTAAGTTACAGAATGTAGCTATAGATAATACTAGCGGTGCGTTAGTTATTAGATGGTCTGAAATAGCTGAAGTCTTTGAAAAATGATTAGTTAATAAAAATTTTGGTTGTATAATATAACTAGGACTGTGTATTAGCTAAGCACATTCCTTAGTATATTATGCAAATTTACAGTTTAGCTAATTAAATCCAAGGAGGGATATAAAATCCTATAATACGCTCAAAATATTTTAAATTTAGAATTCTATTTTGTAAAGAAAGAGGTTTATTATGAACAAGAAAATTATTTTGACAGCAATGGTTATTGGCTCTTTGAGCCTAAATGTAATGGCAATTGATAACGCTACTGGGTCTGGTAGTGGCATCGCTTATGGTACAGGAAGTAGCGCTAATGGTACACATGATGTATCTATTGGTGTATCTTCTAAAGCCGAAAACTATACAAACCAAAATGGTTCGATAGCTATTGGTCATAAAGCTCATACTGAACTTATGGCTGGTGGTGTTGAAGCAGCATTTGGTTTTGGTCAAACTACATATAGTGGGAGCGAATTTTCATCTGCACGTGTCCCAGCTGACCCATCTAAAGTTATTGGGGCAGTAGCTATTGGTAACAATACATATGCACGTACAGGTTCTACTATGGTTGGTTCTCATAACTACCATGGTGAAATTGGTGATGTTACTATTAATACTGATAAAGATGAAACAGGTACTAGAAGTCAAGCATTAAATGTATATGCAACTAATATTGGTGCAAATAGCTTTAGTAATGGTGCTTTAACTACATCTACTGGTGCTTATAATATCATTTCTAGTTCCTATACTGGTGGTAGATTCTCTACACCATCTCAAAACTTAGGTGCTACTGTTACAGGTGCTATGAATAGTATTGAATCTAAAACAGCACAGGGCATTGGTTCTGGCTGGTTTGCTGATAGAACTGGTGTTGGTGTAGCTAATACTATTAATGGTTTAGCAAATAGAACTGCCAATACTAATGGTACTATCGTATTTGGTGCTGGTAATGAAGTCACAAATTCTATTGCAGAATTGACTGGTATTCCAAAAAATACTGGTAACTCTGCTAAAGAGTTTGCTGGTAAACTAAGAGATGGTATCTCTAAGTCTAATGGTGGTGGTGCTACTATGGTAATTGGTGGTGGTAATAAAGCTGATTATACATTACGCACTTCTATGATTGGTGTAAATAACACAGTTACTGGCACATCTGGTAATGAAAGCACTGACAACTTTGTAGTTGGTGTAAACAATAATGCATCCAATGTATCTAATGCGATTATTGTTGGTAATAACCACAATGTAGCTAATGCAACACATACAGTTATTATCGGTTCTAGTGATAATGCTACAAGCACAGTAGTAAATGATGCCGTAGCTATTGGTCATAATACAGAAGTATCTTATGTTGGTGGTGTAGCTCTTGGTGCGCAATCTAAAGCTACAGTAAATTCTGGTGTAGCTGGATATGATGTAGCAACTAAAACACAATCTACAAACAATAGTCCAGTATGGACTTCTACAGCTTCTGCTGTATCTGTTGGTGATGTAGATAATAATGTAACACGTCAAATCACATCTGTATCCGCAGGTACTAATGATACTGATGCAGTTAACGTTGCACAACTTAAACAATTAGACAGTAAAATCAATACTGGTATGTCTGATGTATTAAATCGTGCAAATAGTTACACAGACGCTCAAGTATCCAAAGTTGGTGCTAGAGCAGCAGCTTTATCTGGGTTACATTATGTAGACTATAATCCTAATGATAAATGGAGTTTCGCTGCATCTTTAGGTGGTTATAAAGGTTCTACTGCTGGAGCTATTGGTGTTGCTTATCAACCAAATGAAAGCACTCTTATCCATGCAGGTGTAACTTTAACAGATAGTCCAATGTACAATATTGGCGCATCTTTCAAAGTAGGTAAACAAGATCCTACATTGAAAACTAGCCGTATTGAAATGGCACAACAAATCAAAGATTTACAAGAGCAACTTGCTGAAATCAAAGCAGCTCTTGCAAATAAATAATTCTACCATGTATATGGCATAGTATTGACGGTACTATGCCATACTTTTTTAGCATATAGTTAAAAGGAGACATTCAAATGATGAACAACAAAGTTATTTTAACAGCAGCAATTTTAGGTACTTTGGT